GTTTCCCAGTCACGATCAAAAGGAGGGAGGGTAATTCCTCCTTCTGATATAGGAGCACAAGGGGTGTTTAAAATTTTATATTATGATAGCTTAGAACTGACGGATGAGCAGTTCTCTTTTTATTTGCTTAAAAAATATGCAAATATGTATTTTGAAGATGTTGAAGAAGCTATGAAAAAATTGCCACCTAAGAAGATGGCTAGGACATTAGGTGAAATTTCTCTTGCTTTTTTTTGTTGTTATTATCTTAGAGATTATTTTATTCCTTCGGATATGAATGATATAAGAAATTTAGGAGAAGTCCATTATGATGTATGGAAAGAATTAGACAATATGTTTGTTTATGATGAATATGACAAGGAAGAGTTCATACTTCCTCGTGGTAGTTCTAAGTCAACTGTTATAAATAAAGGGCTTTCAACTCAACAACATTGTTATAAAAAATCTAGGTATACTATAGTTATAGGTAATAAAGCCGATGATGCAGAGAATTTCATTGAAGGAACTAAAAATATGCTTCAAAATAAGAGAATTGTTGAAGAATTTGGAAAGTTAATAGATAAAAAGAAAAGAACTGTAAACAAACAAGAAATTGAATTGACTAATAATACTAAAATACAAGCATATTCTTGGGGTTCATCAGTTAGAGGTACTACTTATTCATGCTCGGAAGGTGAATTCAGACCAACAGTGATAATAGCTGATGATATATTGGCAGAAGATGATATATTAACTCCAGAAGCGAAAGAAAAAGTTGTTAATAAATACTATAAAGAAGTATTAGAGGTTGGGGATAAGCCTGTTTATAGGGATGATAATAAGGTCAAGAGAGCATCTAAATTTTTAGTAATTGGGACTCCACTTGCGAGCGATGATTTCATTAATGCAATAAGACACGATGCTGAATTTAAAGTAATGCATCGTAGTGTTTGTAAGTTCGACATAGATGAATATTTCAAAGACCATGAACATTGGCAAAAGTTTAGACATATATTTTTAAACCCGAATGATAAGAATAGGTTAGAAAATGCTGAAAAATATTATTTAGATAATAGAAAAGAAATGGATTTCCCTGTTTTGTGGGAGAAATATGATTGTCTCGGGCTAGCAAAAACGTATTTCACTAAAAGATTGGCATTTATGCAAGAGTTACAATGCGACTGTGAAAAAGTAGGAGACATATGGATTACTTCAATGGCCAAGATGAAACGTAATGAAATAGAAGAAAGAGAATTTGATAAGACAATACTTACAATAGACCAGGCATCTACAAATACATCTAGATCTGATTATTTTGCATTTACTATCTTAGGAAAATACACAGGACTTTATTTTGTAAGAAAAGGTAAACTTAGTAAATTTGATGCTAAGACAGAATTTGATTTGTATATAGATACTGTAATTACTTTAATTAAGCAAAATAAAGATATAAGTCATGTATTTCCAGAACGAAATGTATTTAAAGGAATAGATACTGCAAGGATAGCTGAAAAGATTGAGGAAGACCCAGAGTTGAAAAGAAGGCATATAGTGGTTGATGATATAAACAGTACAAAGAATAAGGATGATAGAATATCAACCATAACTGAAAAAATTAATAGTGGACAAGTTATATTTGCAGAAGAAGATAGAGAATATAATGACCAAATTAAGGATTTTAGAGGTGCTAAGTACAGTTTGCACGATGATGCAATAGATAGTCTTGAAATGGCAATTAACAAGATAGATGAAATAAACCCAGTGAGCTATGTTAAGCCACTAAGCAGAGACGTGCTATTTAGAAAAAGGTAAAGGGTTGTGATTTTGTGAAAAAGTACAGAGAAGCAGATGAAGTAATAAAATGTACTGATATGCCCGACAAACTAAGCAGCTATAACAGATTAATGAAAGAGATACCTATGTCAGATAAAAATAAATATAATGATGCTAAAAAGGTATTTGAAAAGAATGAGTTTGTGGTCCTAAAAGTAAAAAGTAAAAATAGAGTAGGGTATATACTTTATAACACTAAAAAGAAATGGGAAGAAGGACATACTCATCTTAAGAGCTTTGATATGGCCAAAACAATAATAAATAATATAGAAAACAATAAAAAGCCTAGAACAAATAATATGTATATTCTTAGAAGCCATATGAGAGTTAGTAATGATGTTAAATATATAGAGTTTATAGAGCAACTTATAAATTCTAAATTAAATAAAGGCAAGAAAAATTATGTAAATAGGGGGTGATTAATATACTTGTTAATCTAAATGCACTATTAAATAGAATATCTAAGGATATAAACGAGTTGGATTTTGAGAAATTGGATGTTCAAGAATTATTCAGAAATATAAATGAAAGCCATATCAATAAAATACCTTATTATTCTAAAATATATGACTACTACAAAGGTGATACAGATGCTAAAATAAAATATTCAGCAAAATTAAAAGATGCTAAGACTGATTTATTTACCAATGTAAACTACTTTAAAAAGTTTGTAAAGGAAGAAGTAAGTTATGCAATAGGTAATCCTATCACTCTTGAAGGCTTAGATGATGATAGTGATATTGTTGATTTATATGAAGAAAAGACTTATCACTGGGATGAAAACCATGATAGTGACTTAATGAAATATCTTGTAATTTTCACAAGGGTATACGAGTTATATTATAGGGATAAAGAAGGAAGATTTTCTTCAAGAATAATAAAGCCCTTAAATGGCTATGCTTATAGGAATTTTGATGGAGACATACTATTCTTTGTTCATATGCATACAAGTCAATTTGAAGAAGATGTAGAAGTAAATGGAGTCATTGAAACTAGATATAGAACTTATTATGATGTATATACAGATAAATATATTTATAGATTTGATGATAGCTATAACCTAATTCCAAATGAGAATGGTGATACTAAAACTCTTCATAAATTTGATGAAGTTCCTGTTAGTGTTGGAGTACTTACGAAAGAAGATTATAAAGACTCTCTGTATGGAGATACAAAGGGACTACAAGATGCGCTGGAAACTAATCTATCTGATATGGGAAATGAAATATCAGATTACAGAAACGCATTCTTAGCCTTTATAGGATGTGATGTTGAAAATAAAGATTTGGCAACATTTAATGAGTTAGGTGCTATAAAAGTGCCTAAAGCAAGTGGCAAGGAAGACGTTAAATGGCTTATAAAGGAAATAAATGATACTTTCATGCAAAATACGCTTGATAGGTATATAGATTTATTGTATCAAAACACTAACCATATTAATCATAATGAAAAACTTCAATCTAATTTATCATCGCTTACATTGAGAAATAGATTGAATATATTAGAGCAAAAATGTGATTTGAATATATCTTCTCATAAAGATATGATAAAAAATAGAATGAGATTTTTCTGCAAATATTTAAACGCCACTGAACTCGATGCGAGTAAATATGATTATAAGCAAGTCAAGATAACTTATACTCCAAACATACCTCAAGATGATTTAATGATGGCTCAAATAGTTTCTCAGCTTGACGATGGCATAATTTCCAAGGCTACTGCAATGACATTGTTTAGCTTTATTAAAAACCCAAAAGCAGAGAGAGAAAGAATAGATAAAGAGTTAAAGGCTAGCAATGACTTATTAAAAGATGAATATATAAATGATGAAGAAGTTGTTGAAGATGAATAAAGAAGAAAAATTCATGAGGGGACTTTATGAAAGTGCTTATAATGACATAAAAGATTTGAAAGTTGATATTGATAGAGATAAAGAAGAAATTATGAAACTAATAGGCTATGCAACTATGATTTATGATTTGGATAAAGACTGTAAAGATGCTGAAAAATTTATAACAGTAGCGGTAATAAATATGCTTACTAAGGAAGATAATGAGTTAGATGAGTTCTTTGAAGATGGTTTTTTGAATTATTTAAATGAAGTATGTGACTTCTATGGATTTGAATTACTGGAAGAGCAAAAAATAGATATAATTAAAGAGTCATTTAAGGATAAGAACTATATTGACAGGAAAAAGGATCATATAGATTTTTTAAAAGTTAAATTATTATTAATAGCTAAAAAAGTTTCAACTCAAAATAAAGTTTCTAAAAAAGATGATAAAAAGAAAGTCAATAAAAATAAATTAATAGGAACTATGATAGCTGGTGCTTTTGCAACTCATGTTTATAAAATGAGAAGATTGTACATAAGTGAGATAACAAGGATAAGAAATAATGTTTACCTTGAGTTCAATAAAGGCCAACATGTTCAATATAATTCAGTATTGGAGAAAAATACTTGTGCTGATTGTGAGAGTATGCATGGAGCCATATTTAAAACTGAGGAAGCATATGACATTATACCTCAGCATGCGAATTGTAAATGTTATTGGACTACATTGGAAGGAAAAGAAATTTAAAAGGGGGTTGTTATGAAAGAAATAATATTTAATGCATACATATCCAGCGTTATGATATCTGCTATATTTTCTATATTATATCTATTGAAATTCAATAGGATAGCAAAAGTATATAATGTTGTAGATAACGAAGAGGGCATGTTGATTACTGCTTCAATTATGGATTGGCTGATATTATGCGGAGAGTCATTTATACCATTTTATAACTTATATATAGGATTTGATGCTTTTGTGTATGGGTTATTAGTCACAGATAAAGAGTTCTTAGTTGACATATTTAAATTGAAGGTAGGTGATAATAATGGCTAAATGTGGTGGAAGTAAAAAGGGTGGCAAGACAGGTAAGAAACCTAGATAACAATTGCAAGGAGTGGTGAATAAGTGGAAAACAGATACGTGAATATATTAGGGGAAGAATATAAAGTCATCACAGAAGTATCAATAGAAGATGATGAGTATTTAAAAAAAGTTTGGGCGTATTGCGATTCTAGCGTAAAAAAGATTGTTGTTTCTGAAACTAAAGAAGAGATTGGCTCGTTGGAAGATTTGAAAAAATTCAAAGATGAAGCTACTAGGCATGAAGTTATACATGCTTTTTTAGATGAAAGCGGACTAAAAGAAAATAGCAACTGGGCTAGAAATGAAGAAATGGTAGACTTCTTTGCTATACAATTTCCTAAGATTATAAAAGTTTTTAAGGAATTGGAAATAATTTAATATATATTATTGGAAACGGAGAAAAACATATGAACGAAAAAGAATTTTTGCAGTGGTGCAAAGAAGAGGTATGTAAATATACTAACGAGCATTTAGATAAATCAGATGGAAAGCAAATTGTTACTGATGATGTATTTATGGTATGGAGTTGTAAAACTCTTCAAAATAATAAAGCATTATTAAGTACTACTTTATTTGATGGAATGTATTACGAGTGTACATATAATGGAGATAAGCAAGAAATGTATGTAGATGCTTATAAGAAATGGGAAAATTATAAGGTTGTGAAATAGTATGGATAAAGAAACTAAGCAAATATTAAAGAGAATAAGTAGCTCATTGTCATGGATAGCATTTTGGTTATTCATAATAGCATTTTTTTAATAGCAATAAAAAGGAGTGGTTAATATTAAGAAAGTATTTTTAGGTGGAACTTGTAATGAAAGCAAATGGAGAGAAGCGTTAATTGAGGTATTAGACATAGACTATTTTAATCCAGTTGTTGATGATTGGACAGAAGAATGTTATCAAGAGGAACTAAAGCAAAGGCAAATATGTGATTATTGTTTATATGTAATAACTCCGAGAATGGCTGGTGTTTATAGTATTGCAGAAGTTGTAGATGATAGCAATAAGAGACCAGATAAAACTATATTATGTGTACTTTCGGAAGATACTAGTAATAAAAGTTGGATGATATTCAATGAAGGACAATTAAAATCTTTAGACAAAGTTGGAGTTATGGTCGAAAATAATGGTGGCAAATACTTTAAATCATTGTATGAAGTTGCTAAATATTTAAATAGTTGAGGTGACTAAATGAAAAATAAAGTAATTATATCTATTTTGTTTGCTCTAACAAGCCTTTTTATAATAATGGGCATTTTATTTACGTTAATGATGATTAGTTTCATGTTGCCGTTTGAATATACTATAAATTCTAGAGTTTTTGTTGCCATACTTGTAGTAATAACAGCTTTGATATATTATAGCTTGATGAAATGCATAGAAAAAGCAGAGTTATAAATAGAAGTTTTAACAAAATGGATCGTGACTGGGAAACAGATCGGAAGAGCACACG